ACCTTTTCAACAAGTGTGTGGATAAGTGTTAGTAATGCAGTGGAATACGTGTGGAATTGTTGTGATATAGTGTGGATAATATGTGAAATAAAGTGTTGATTTTATAGTGATCTTACCGAGCAGAGTATAACACGAACTCGGTTTAATTGCAATACCCTCGTTTATATTTTGTAGGGATATTACAATTTTATAAATGTCAAGATTTATACATAATAATACTGTAATTATTGACATTTTTCCACAGTGATTGTATAATACAAAGTAATACTCCACGGGGTCTAATTCCATGACAGTTTCTAACTATTACGGGCAGAAGAGTAAGTATAGAATAACACTAGAATTAGACGTGCTTGATGACTTTAATCCAAGACAGATTGACTGGAGAAAAGTATTAAAAATAGAAGAGAATGAGAACCTTGAATGTTACATAGAGGATGTAGATTCACCCTACGATTATTATAACTGAAGCGTCGAAAGTGTCCCTCTTATGTAAGGGTCAGACACTCTTAATTTACTCACAGTTTTTATCAATTTATTATGGCAGATTACGTAAACAGAGTATCACCGAACTTTGCAGAATTCTTGCTAGAAAATGCAAACAATGGTGCGGATATTTTGGCAGTCTTGGATGATATTGTGGAGGTGGAAGATACAGCACTTTAAATAACAATTAGTAAACAGATTAGGGGCAGGTTGTTGACAGTCTGCCCTTTATAATGTAGAATAATAATATACACTTAGTGTGCTTATGAGTTATTGACAGTTAGGACAGTGTTTATGCCCCCTATGTTATATTTTGCGGTGCGGGCGTTGCGTTTATAAAAAAGTGAAAGTCCCTAACCTACAACGAACCGAATTCGAGAGCTATATATAAATTTCCCGAAAAAATTTTTTGACCTTCTCAGGTTTACTATATAAAAAAATCCCCCAGAAAAAATGAGTGCCGAAAAGGAAAATATAATAACTTATCACATATATGCAAAAGACAGGTGCTTGTACCATAATTTAAAACAAGACGAATTTGAGGAGACATGGGAACTACTCAACGTCATGGTAGGATTGTTAAAGACAGATTACGACGCAGATGATTTAAGTTATGAGAGAGCTGCCCCCACAGTAGGTGTTGGTGGACCTGTGAGAATATTCGCAGAACCTCAAGGAGGAGATTCTTATTAATGTCTGAAAAATATAAAGCATCTGGGGTATTATTCTCTACACCTTTTTGGCATTACAGAACACCTCCACAAGAAGGTGCTGTTAAATGGGCATTAGAATATGAAAAGGCAAATCCAGAGAGTGCAGTGATTTCTAATTTAGGAGGTTATCAAAGTATATCTAATGAAGATTTTACAGTAATACCTTTCTTTGATCAAATTCAAGATAGTTTAAAAACACTACCTACTTTTACATATGGTAATTGGTGGTTGAATATTAATAGAAAAGATCATTATAATATAACACACACTCATCCAAGTTCTGATTTATCTGCTGTTTATTCTATCACTGATAATAACGGAACATTGATATTAATAAATCCTTTATTTCATAATCATCATCCTATTGAAAGATTTTGTGAATGGGAAGATAATGAACTGTTTAGCAATACAAGTAGAATGACAACAATAGCAGGTGACCTTTTAGTTTTTCCTGCACATGTACCACATCGAGTAAATCCGAATCTTACTAATACTCCTAGAATATCATTAGCATTTAATTTAAAATTTCTTGATTGATTTACTAAGATTAAAACTGAAAGGATATCTTGTTATTGATAATTTTTTTCCTGATGAAATATGTTATCAACTAAGATGTATAGCTTTAGATAATAAGCAAATTGATTTTGATTGGAATGGTTATGTTGCAAGAGATTTTGATAAGGGAGGAGATTCTTTAAAAGATATAGCAGATCGTTATGTTTCATCTAAGGTTTCTTTTATAAGAAAAGAATCTTATATTAGATCATGGAGTTTTTTATATGATAATAAGGGAGAAGGTGTTGGTCCTCATATAGATCCTGGAAGTTATTATACTATTAATACATGGGTGACACCTAATCAGTGTATTGGAGATAATAGTAAAAATGGGTTAAGGATTTATAGAAAGAAATATAATAAAATTAATTTTGGTGGAATAGTGGATAAAGAATCTATGAAGGGATTAAAGTATGATGTGATACCTTACAAGTATAATAGATGTGTTATTTTTAGAGGAAATACTATTCATGAAACAGATTATGTTAGTATGAAATCAGGTCATGAAAATAAACGTGTAAGTTATACGTTTTTATATGATAAGAATTAATATTTTATTGACAACTATATAATATCATTGTATAATTGGATTGAAGGTAATTACGAATTATGGCAAAAGGATTTACTGTTAAGGCCAAAGCACCGACTAAGGCAGCACCTAGTTGGGATATTCCTGCTATTAAAGCAAGAATGAAGGGTAAGACAATTGTATTCTGTCTACCTGGCAGAGGTTGTTCTTATACCTTTTTAAAGAATTTTGTACAACTGTGCTTTGATATGGTGCAGTCTGGAATGAGTATACAGATATCACAAGATTATTCTTCTATGGTGAACTTTGCAAGATGTAAGTGTCTTGGTGCAAATGTTCTTCGTGGTCCTAATCAAATACCTTGGGATGGTAAACTAGAATATGACTATCAACTCTGGATTGATAATGATATTGTCTTTACTCCTGAGAAGTTCTGGCAACTCTGCGATCTAGCAGTTCCTGCTGAAGGTGACGAAAGAGAGATCGCAGCAGGTTGGTATGCTACAGAAGATGGACATACTACCTCAGTTGCTCATTGGTTAGAAGAAGATGACTTCCGCAAAAATGGGGGAGTTATGAATCATGAGACTGTTGAGTCAATGGGCAAACGCAACAAACCTTTCACAGTTGACTATACTGGTTTCGGTTGGGTGTTAATTAAGAAGGGTGTCTTCGAGAATATGGAATATCCTTGGTTTGCTCCTAAGATGCAAGTCTTTGAATCTGGTGGAGTGCAGGATATGTGTGGTGAGGATGTGTCGTTCTGCCTAGATGCTAAAGAAGCAGGTGTGGAGACATGGTGCGACCCTCGCATTCGTGTAGGTCATGAGAAAATGAGGGTAATTTAATGGCAAAGGCAACTACAGGAGCATGGGGAACCGTCCAACTCGTCTCGATGCCCAAAAAAACTCGTCAAGGACGCTCGGCTAACACACTCCTATCCGCAACTTCTCGCAATAAAGCAAAAAAGAAGTACAGAGGACAAGGAAAATAGATTAAGGGGGGAGCAATCCCCCTTTTTTTATTGTTAAATAGTAAAAACATACTAAAATTATGGAAAACTCCAAGAAAAAGATGCTAAGAGAGGTTTCACATGACCGTCTTACTCCAAAAAAACGTGATGATTTAGTACAAAGTGAAATATTTGGAGATTTTGAAGAAGATGAACTTGAATATGACGACCAAACAATGATTATTTGAAACAATAGTTTGTAATCCTTAATAAATAAAAGATAATCGCTGTATTAGTGTGCCGATAGAACGGGTAAGTCAAGGTTTTAAAGATATTAGTATGAGTTTTCAGGCAAATCCCCTGAATAGTGACCTTATTGGGCTTAAAGATGCCAATGCAATTGCCCGTTCTGTTAGAAATATTGTTTTTACTTTACCAGGAGAGAAGTTTTTTAACCAAACTTTTGGTTCAAGAATAACAGAATCTCTTTTTGAGAACATTGACAACATAACATCGACAATAATTGTTGATGAAATACGTCAATCTATCAGAATTTATGAACCAAGAGTAGATGTTGTTAAAGTAGAGGCATCTCCCGACTTCGATAACAACGGTTTTGATGTAATTATAGTATATGACATAGTTGGATCTGAGATTCCAACTCAAGAATTACAATTTGTTTTGCAATCTAGCAGATAAAATGCCATTAGCCAACTTTTCTAACCTTGATTTTGATCAGGTTAAGACAACTTTACGAGATTATCTTAAGTCTAACTCGAATTTTACCGATTATGACTTCGAGGGATCGAACCTTTCTACGATTTTAGACGTTTTAGCATATAATACCTACATTACTTCTTACAATGCTAACATGATCACTAATGAAGTGTTCATTGATACGGCAACTTTAAGGAAAAATATCGTTTCATTAGCAAGAAACATAGGTTATGTACCCCGTCCTAGACAAGCAGCAAGAGCAACTATATCCTTTTTCGTAGATGTAAGTAGTGTGACCCCTTCACCTGCTTCTTTAGTCCTTAAAAAAGGTCCAGTGGCAGCTTCAGTGGGTAATTTTGCTAATCAGTCCTTTGTTTTTTCTATTTTAGATGATATTACAGTTCCTGTAAATAATGGAATTGCAGATTTTAACGATGTCTCGATATATGAAGGAACATTATTAACTCAAACTTACACTTATTCTTCAAGAATACCAAATCAGAAGTTTAATTTACCAAATATTGGTGTAGATACTGATTTAATATCAGTTAGAGTAAAACCAAGTGAAGCTTCTTCGACAGAAACAAAATATAGCACCCAAGATAGTCTTTTTGATGTAAAATCTGAATCAAAAGTTTATTTTTTACAAGAAATTGAAGATGAAAGATATGAAATATTTTTTGGAGATGGAATTTTTGGAAAAGCACTAGAGGATGGCAATTTTGTCACTATTAATTACATAACTTCAAGTGGAGATTCCGCAAATGGCATAGGACAATTCAATTTTGCTGGTAGATTGCAATATACTCGCAATTCTGCGACATACAATGTCACAAGTGGGATATCTTTACTAACAACTGGACTACCTTCTTCTGGAGGAGAGTCAATTGAGTCTGTAGAGTCGGTTAGAAAGTTTGCTCCTCGCATTTATGCCTCTCAAAACAGAGCAGTAACGTCAAATGACTATGAATCTTTAATACCTGCAAAAATTTACCCAGAAACTGAATCTATTTCAGTATTTGGTGGTGAAGATTTGATTCCTCCACAGTTTGGAAAGGTTTTTATTAGTATTAAACCAAAAGCAGGTGATTTTCTTCCAAATCTTATAAAAGAACAGATAAAAACCAAATTAAAGAAGTATGCAATATCGGGAATTGTCCCAGAAATCCTTGATTTGAAATATCTTTACATTGAAATCAATTCAAAGGTATATTATGACACAAATAAGACAGTATCTGCAGCATACGTTTCTAGTGTAGTTCAAAGCAATGCAAATAAATATGCAGAATCATCTGAAATGAACAAATATGGTGCTAGATTCAAATATAGTAAATTTTTATCACTTATTGATAATAGTAATGAATCAATAACATCGAATATTACAACAGTTAATATGAGAAGGGATTTAAGAGCTGTTTTAAATTCTTTTGCTGAATATTCAATTGGTTTTGGTAATGAGTTTCATATTAAGAGTATGAGTGGATATAATATTAAATCATCTGCATTTAGAATGGCTGGAATAACTCAAGATGTTTATATTGGTGACATTCCAAACACAAATAGAATAAATGGGTCATTGTTTTTCTTTTCTGTTCCTAATATAGCCTCTTCGACTCCAACCATACATAGAAGAAATGTGGGAACAATAAATTATAAAGAAGGAATCATTACTCTCAATCCTGTCAACATACAATCAGGTATGATAAAAGATGGTCAGACCGTTATTGAAATTTCTGCATGTCCTGCTTCTAATGATATTATTGGATTACAGGATCTTTATTTACAACTAGATATTAGTAATAGTGTATTTGAAACAGTTGTAGATGAGATTTCTTCAGGATTGGATCCATCTGGTTCTAATTATATTACATCTTCAAGTTATGCTAATGGCACTTTAGTTCGGTCTGGAGGACGTAATGCTAATATAACATCCTCAACTGGCACTACTGGTTCATCATCTGGTTCATCATCCACCATTTCTGGTTCATCCTCCTACTAAGATAGAAAAGTTATAAAATGACAGTAAATAGAATTAAGTTTAATAACATCGTTCAAAACCAATTACCTGGTTATGTAAGGAACGAATATCCATTAGTTGCTGAATTTTTAAAGTCATATTATCAAGGACAGGAATATCAAGGTGGTCCAATTGATTTAGCTCAAAATATTGATGATTATGTAAAAGTTGATAGTTTAACTAATCTTATTCATTCTGTAGGACTGGGAGTGTCTGTGGGTATCGCTAGTGATACTATAGAAGTGGATATGCAAAATTATCCTACAGGAACTGAAGGGTTTCCTGATTCTTATGGATTGATAAAAATTAATGATGAAATTATTACATATACTGGAATAACTACTTTTGCATTCACTGGTTGTGTTAGAGGATTTAGTGGAATTACTTCTTATAAAAGTTCTCTTAATCCAGAAGAATTGGTATTTGAAACCACAGTAGCTGATGAGCATGATAAGGGAGATACTGTTCAAAATTTAAGCACTTTATTTTTAAAAGAATTTTTATATAAAACTAAGACTCAAATTACACCAGGATTTGAGGGAAGACAATTAGATTCGGATTTAGATCAAAATATCTTTTTAAAACAAACAAAAGATTTTTATTTAAGTAAGGGTACTGATAGAGGGTTTGAGATTTTATTTAAAGCTTTATATAATGAAAATGTAAAAATTATAAGACCTTCTGAATTTCTTTTTACACCATCCAATGCAAACTATAAATTTACAAATGATTTTGTAGTTGAACCAATTGTAGGTGACCCACTTAACTTAGAATTATCAACTTTATATCAAGATGCTTATGGTGATGATATTGAAAAGGCATATGCTCCCATAACTCATGTAGAACCTATTAATGTAAGTGCAGGTACTACATTTTATAGGTTAAGTATAGATGCTGGATATAATAGAGATTCTAGAGTAGATGGTGCAATATACGGTAATTTTTCTGTTCCTGCAAGAACTAAAGTAATAGGAAATGTATCAGCAGGTACTACTGTTCTTAATGTAGATTCTACCGTTGGATTTGGTACAACAGGAGAATTGCATTTTAAATATATTGATGGCACTGTTGGAATAAGTTCTTATACATCTAAAAACTTAACTCAATTTTTTGGTGTAGGAATAGCAAAAACAATTACATCTACAGAAAGTGTTGGTATTAATACATTTGCATATGGAAGATCTTCTGTAGATCAAGATGAAATTATTGAAGTAAGATTGACTTCTGTACTTGAGAGTTTAAAATATAAATCTCATAATAGTGGTTATGAGTCTGGTAATACTATAAAAATTAAAACTTTAGGAATTGGTGATACTGGATTTAAATTTAGTAATTGGTTTTATAATATTGCACCAACTTATAATGTAAAAAGCAACACTCTTAAAGATTCTTCTGATTTTACATATCAAATTAATTTGGATGTTGATCATCAATTTAGAGTAGGGGATACTGCAGTTCTTAAAGGTAATGATGGTATAGATTTACCTAAATCTACTGTTTCTCAAATAGTAAATTCAAAATCTTTTATTGTAAAAGGTCAGGGTGAGATTAGAGATTTTTATGAAAACACCCCAGCTGTTTTTACAATTCAAAGAAATATTACATTAAATAATGCAATTAATTTTGAAGAATCTTCAATTTATTCTACCGACGTTCAGAATGTATATAAAGAAAAAAGTAAAGATAAACTTATAGTAGCATCCTCATCTCTTCCTTCATATGAAGGACAATCTTTAGGTGTTAATGATGGAGAAATTGTATTTGAAGGTGCTTTTACTGGAGATCAATTTGAAATAATAAATTCATCAACTACTACTCCTTCAGGTGTCCCAGTTTTTGATCATGGATTCTATACTGGAGATGCTGTTTATTATACTCCTCAAATAGTTAATGAATCTTATGTAGATCCTACTAGTGGAACTAGTTTAGATAATTTTGTTATAAAATCTTCTTTAGCAAAAGAAGGTTTATATTTTGTTCATAGAGTAAATGCTACTACTTTAAAACTTGCCAAAAGTAGGTCTGATATTGATAATTCTAAATTTATAAATCTTGATACTGACAATACTAGGACTGGTATTGTCACTGACAATAAACTTATCCCATATGATTTTCATACTAAAACTTTAAAATCACAAAAATTAATTAGAGAAGTATGTCCACCAGAAAATGATGGATCTACAAATACAACAAATCCTGGTAAAACAGGAATATTGATAAATGGTGTTGAAATTTTAAATTATAAATCATTTGATAAAATTACTTATGGTGAATTAGAAAATATAAAAGTTTTGGGTGGAGGAAGAAACTATGATGTAATTAATCCTCCTTTTTTACATATTAAAGATTCTGTTGGAACAGGAGCTACTGGATTTGTTGCTGTTTCTGGATCTTTAAAAGATATTAGAATTATAGATCCTGGTTTTGATTATCAAGAAATTCCCACTATAAAAATTAGTGGTGGTAATGGTTCAGGTGCTAATGTATCTGTAAATATGCAACAAGTAAGTCATAGTGTTTCTTTTAATTCTAATGACCCTCTTGTTGGACTTGGAACAACAGGAACTTTAGCATCAACAATTGGATTTGGAACATATCATAAATTTAAAAATGCCGAAGAAGTAATATATGTAACAAATGACCAACAAACTGTTGGTGGAATGACAACTAGTTCTACATATTTTGTTTCACACGTAGGAACTGCTGGAACTATTGTAAGATTGCATAAAGATGAAGCGGGTGCTCTTGCTGGAATTAATACAATTACCTTAACTTCTAATGGAGTTGGTAAACAATTTATAAAGTCTCTTAAAACAAAATCAACCATAGAGTCTATTAATATAGTTTCTGGTGGATCTGGGTATCAAAATAAAAAGAGAACTTGTAATCCTGTTGGTATTAACACTGCTTTAGATACTATAAAAATTAAAAATCATGATTATGAATCTGGAGAAATTGTTAGTTATAATTGTGATGGAACTCCAATTTCAGGATTAACTACTTCTACTGATTTTTACATTACTAAAGTTGATGATGATAATTTTAAATTATCAAGTGTGGGAGTGGGAACTACCAATCAAGAATTTTATTATAATACAAAACAATACAGACCGTTAACATCTATTGGTATAGGCACTCACACTTTCAATTATCAACCTATAACAGCAACGTTAACAGGAAAAGTTGGATTATCTTCAATAGGATCTGAAACTTTTGAGGGTAAAATTCAACCTATAATTAGGGGTGAAATTACTTCAATACATTTATCCGAAAATGGTGTTGGATATGGATCATCAGAAATAATAAATTTTGTTAGAGAACCTGAAGTAACATTATTGGCTGGTAGTGAAGCTCAACTTAGTCCTGTTATTAGTAATGGAAGTGTTGTTGAAGTTATAGTAGAAAATAAAGGTAAAAATTATAATGCTCCTCCTAATTTACAAATTATTGGAGATGGTTCTGGTTTAGTAGTGACACCAGTATTAAAAGTAGTTGATCTTAATGGAAATGTTTCTGCAGTTGGTGTAGGAACCACGACAAAATATGTTTTAGATTCTGTTAATGTTATTCAAAAAGGAACTGGTTATACTAAACCAAATACATCTATTTCTGTTGTTGTTCCAGGAACAGATGTAAAGGTAAGATCTAATATCCAAAAATGGACTGTTAATTTATTTGAAAAGAAATATTTGGGTGATCAAATTGCAAATGATGATGGAATTTTAACAAAAGGATTAAATAAAGACTTTGAACTTCAATACACCCATCTTTATGCTCCTAGAAAATTAAGAGAGTCTGTTTATTCTACAACTCAAGAAGGTAAATCTTTATATGGAGAACCAGATTTAAGAAGACTTAATGGACAAGAAGTAAATTCTGATAACCATTCTCCAATAATTGGATGGGCATATGATGGAAATCCAATTTATGGTCCATATGGATATATTAAAAAAGATGGTGGAACAGTAGTTCAGATGAAATCTGGATATGTTGAAGAATCTTCAATCAAAGAAAATAGACCATCATTAAGTGCTTTTCCTGGAGGATTTTTTGTTGAAGATTATACTTATAAGCAACTTGATGATGATACTGTTCTAGATGAAAATAATGGAAGATTTTGTATTACTCCACAATATCCACATGGAACTTATGCATATTTTGCGACTGTTAGTGATGGTGGGTCTGAATCTTCTGGTCAATTTAATTCTTATAGATTACCAAAATTCCCATATTTAATTGGTGAGGATTATCATTCACTTCCTAATGAATTTAACTTTAATATATTCTCCAATCAAGATAGTTTTGATTTTAAAGATACTGATTGGTGTAGAAATACTGCTCCATATAATTTAATTGAAGGTGATACTTCTTATTCATATTTTTCTCTTCCTGATAAATTATCACAAACAGCAGAGATTAAATCAGTTAAACCAGGAATAGTTGAAAATATAGGAATTATAACAGGTGGTAGTAATTACCAAATTGGAGATAAGGCAATATTTGATAATGTTAATACTCGTGGAACTGGAGTGTCTGCGGTTGTTTCTAAAATTTTAGGTAAAGAAGTAAATTCAGTAAGTGTTGCTACTAGTTCAATAAGCAATGTTGAAATATATCCTTCTGATAGAAAAGGATCTTATACGATTCTTGCAGACAATCCTCATAATTGGATTAATACTAATACTATTTCTATCTTAGGTTTATCAACAACTTCATCAAAAATTGAAGGATCTTATATTGCAGGTATTAGTAGCAATAGATTAATTTTAACTGGTATTGGCACAACAGCAGTTGCAATTGGAACTGATGGATCAACAGGTATTGTCACTCATATTAATGTTGCTGGTGATCTATCTTTTCCAAAAATTAGATCTAATGATATTCTTGGAATTGGAACAGAACAGGTTAAAGTATTAAATGTAGAAGTAAGCAATTCTAGAATAAGAGTTCTTAGAGCATTTAATGGAGTTACAGGAGTTTCTCACACAATAACTTCAGAAGTTATTGAAGATCCAAGAAAACTTACTATTAGTGCTGGATTTAATTCAACATATGACTTTAGATTAAATAAACAAATATATTTCAACCCAGTAGAATCCGTAGGTTTGGGTACTATATCTGGAGTTGGTATTGGTAGTACAATTGTATTCTCTAATCCTGGAATTGGATTGTCTGAACTTTTTGTGAAGACAAAAGAAATGTATCTTCCAAAACATGGATTGAAAACAGGAGATAAGTTAACATATTCTCCAAATGCTGGTGAAGGTATTAATATTAGACAAGATGGTGCAGCAGGTGCAGCAGCAGGAATAACCACTCTTATTAATGGACAAACTCTTTTTGCTGCGGTTATAACAGAGGACTTTATTGGTATATCCACATGTAGGGTAGGTTTAGGTACTACAGGCACTTTTGTGGGCATTGCAAGCACACAGAGGGACTCTACAACAGTCTTCTTCTCTGGAGTTGGAACTGGTGTATATCATAGCTTTAAGACAAATTATGATGTCATAACTGGATCAATCCAAAAAAATACAGTAACTGTCTCAACTGCACAAACTCATGGTTTGTTGAATAATGAAAATGTTTATATTGATGTAAATCCAGGAGTACCTACTAACTTTAGTGTTAAGTATAATGATTACAATAGAAGAATTGTAGTTAATCCAAAATCATTTGCAGCTACTGGAGTTAATACTTCAACTAATTCTTTGACTATCACTAATCATGGATTTGAAACTGGAGATAAAATTATTCATACAGCATCTACTCCTGTAGATGGTTTAGATGATAATGGAATTTATTATATTGTAAAAGTAGATAATGATACTTTTAAACTTTCAAAAACATATTATGATTCAACTGATTCAAAACCAGAAATAGTTGGAATTGCTGATACATCTGCAGGAACTATTAATCCAATAAATCCAGCATTGAAAGTATATAAAAATTCTACAGCTATATTTGATCTTTCAGATTCATCTTTGGGATATGTTAATCAATCAACAAATTATCCTGCTTTTAGATTAAATTTCTATAAAGATAAAAACTTTACTCAAATTTGGGATAGTTCATTACAAACAGATACTTTTAATATTACAAGAGCAGGGACAGTTGGTGTGACCACTACTGCCGAACTTAGATTGGATGTTAATGATGATGTTCCCGATGTTTTATATTACACCTTAGATCCTATTTTTGAATCTAATCTTCCAGAATTAAAAAAAGAAATTTCTGTAGATCCTGAAATCTTATCTGGAAGTGAATTGCAGTTATTTAATAGTTTGTATAATGGTAAACAAAAAATAACTGTAGCTGCTACAAATCAGTTTACATATACTATTCCTCAATATCCAGAAAGAGTTTCTTATGGAACTACATCCAATCTATCATACGAAACAGATAGTCCTACAGCATATGGAGCAATTAAAGAATTTGAAATAAGAACTCCTGGAACAAATTACTACTCTCTTCCTGGAATAACAACAATTACAAGTAATGTTGGAGATAATGCAATTGTTGAGGGACTGAGCACTTCTGTGGGAAGAATCTGTAATACTGGTATTATTGATATTGGGTATGATTTCCCTTCAGACACAACTTTAACGCCTGATGCCATATTAGATCAAATTGTTAAAATTGATTCATATATGTCTCTTGAGTCTGTAGGAGTAAGTTCTTTTGGAAGGGGATATCTTAATGCTCCAGATCTTATAATTCTTGATGGAAAAACTAACAAATTAGTTGATGACGTTGATTTGAGATATACATTAGGAAATTCTAATGTAGAAATTTTAAAAAATACTTTTGGAATTAGTGATTCAACACCAACAATTATTCCAATTCATAATAGTAATGGTGTAGGAATTAGTACCGTAGGATTTAACACTATTACCAAAGACGTAACAGTTACATTAAATCAAGGATTTAGCACTACAACCACTTTCCCATTTGCGAGTGGAGATAATGTTTTAATTGAGGGTATTAGTGTTGGAGTTGGTACAACAGGTAGAGGATACAATTCTGATCAATATGATTACAAACTTTTCACTCTTACTAGTGTTGATGAAAATTATGGTGGAATTGGAACTATTACATATAACTTAAGTGATTATTTTACTAGTGATTTAGCCCCCTCATTAACTCCTGGTTCGTTTGATGTTAATAATTCATCAGGAAGAGTTATTCCTGAAAGAGCATTTCCTATTTTTGATATTAAGTTTAAAAAATCAAATGATTATATTCATGGAGAAGTCGTCACTGGTTCAATTAGTAGTGCTACTGGAACAGTAGATACTTGGAATCCAAATAGTGGAATACTTAGAATCTCTGGTGCTGATAATGACTTTATAGTAAATGATCTTATAAAAGGAGAAACTACTAGAACAGAAGGAATAGCATCATCTATTAGATCTTTTGATGCTTATATTAAATTAGGTGCATCTTCTAAAGTACAAAAAGGATGGGAAACTGATTCTGGATTCTTTAATGCAAATATGCAAAGAGTTCAAGATAGTCTTTACTATCAGAATTTATCATATTCTTTAAGTTCAAGGATTGATTTTGAAACTTGGGATGATCCAGTTTCTACGTTAAATCATACATTGGGATTTAAGAAATTTGCCGATTATCAATTAGAATCAACTGCTTCTGCTAAAGTTGGTGTGACCACTGATCAAATTGATGTTGTTGTTGATGCAGTAGGGTTTGGTAATTTAAATTGTGTTCATGATTTTGATATTGTAACCGAAAATTCACTTACTGTAGGTAAAAATATAGTATCTGATGAAATTACATTTACTAGTAGAATTTTGCAAGATTACTCTGAGTCTATAGGCAATAGAGTAGTATCAATAGATGATTTTAGTGGAACTTTTAATAGTAATCCAAGATCTACAAGATTTACTACTGTTAACACATGGACTTTAACAGATAGAAGAGCATTAAAATATTTTATTTTAGTAAGAGATAAAAGATATACTGCTCAAAGACAATTGATGATTGTTGATCTCCTTCATGACAGCACTCAAGGATATATTAATCAATATGGTAGAGTAGAAAGTATTTACGATCAGGGAGATTTTGATTTTGCTGTTTCTGGTAGTGAAGGTAAATTAAACTTCTATCCTACAAAATTTAGTGTTAACGATTATTGGATTTCTAGTCTTTCTTGGAATTTGGATGAATCTGTTTTAAGCACGGCAACAACTTCTATTGGTCCTTCTATTATTGATACTGAAAGTATTACTCTTGCTGTTGGTGTAGGAACTACTACCATAGTGGGAATTGCGAGTACTTACAGATCGGCTAAGGTAATGGTTGAAATTACTCCCGATATTAGTCTTGAAGAATATGAGTTTACTCAGTTTAATATTGTTCATAATGGTACAGATGTTGAATTATTGGAATACGGTCAATTAACTTCAAATCTTAATATTAGCGGTGCTAATGCTACTGATGGGTTTGGTACTTATAGAGGATATATTGATGGGTCTTCATTAAAAGTTGATTTTATTCCAAATGCCGATGTTGGTATAGGAACCACTGGTGCAATTAATACAATCTTAGTTGGTTTGGCAGATTCCACTACTACAGGTATCGGAACTCTTACTTTAAATCATGCTAGATTACAATCCCAAACAACTGCTATTTCTGCCGCTGCCTCTCCTGGAATTACTACCATTGCGGAATTTGATGGTGGTACATATGAAGGTGCGTACTGCTTTATTCAAATAACTGATGCAACAAACCAGCAATTTGAATTCCAAGAATATCTTGTTCTCACTGATTATGTTTCGGGTGATACCACAGAAACATATGATGTTGAATGGGCTTCTGTGACATCTGACGTAGCTGATGCTTCTTCTGGATTGGGTACAATTGGAACTAAGGTATCTGCTGCAGGAACAGTAGCAATTACATACACTCCAAATGCAAATATTGACGTTCAAACAAATGTATTTTCAAATCAATTAAGAATTAATGATGATAGTAAAAATCAAATAGATTTTGAAAATGGACTTATTGAAGCTGGATTTGGTGAATACACTGGAACTGAAAATACTATTTTAAGATCATTTGGATTATCTCATAGAACAGATCCTATCTTTAGAAAACCTTTTGATGGTAGTGATAGTTCTACAATTGATACTTCAAATGATACAATTACTTTATCTAATCACTTCTTTGTAACTGGTCAACAACTAGTTTATAGTAATCCTGGTACTGGATATACTATGTCAGTTGGTATTGCATCTACTAGTTTTGTTGGAATTGGTACTACTGATAAACTTCCTGCAGACGTATTTGCAATTAAGGTTAATGATAATACAATCAAATTAGCAACAACTGCAGAAAACGCATTAAAAACAGTTCCAACAGCAATAGAATTATCAAGTGTTGGTATAGGAACCTCACATGCTTTTAATGCTATTGGTCAAAATTCAAAAGTTCTAGTTTCTTTAGATAATATTATTCAATCTCCTGTTGTTGCAACATCAGTGACAACTCATTTGGCTGATCAAGTACTTACAACATCTGATACTATAGAATTTGCTGGTATTACATCATTCTATGGTGGTGATATAGTTAAGATTGGTAGTGAGATAATAAGATTAGATTCTATTGGTCAGGGTGGAAATGATAATCTCATCAGAGTTAAGAGACCTTGGATGGGTACTGCTTTAGCTGGATATGGCACAGGAACTTTAGTCACTAAAGTAATTGGTAATTATAATATTGTTGATAATACACTTAATTTTGTAGAAGCACCATATGGAAATGTTCCTTTAAGCACTGATACTAATCCACCTGATTCTAGAGATTGGACAGGTATTGCTACAGGATCTAGTTTTAATGGAAGAATGTTTATGCGTTCTGGAGTGCCAGATACTACAAGTGAGACATACTATAGAAATTATATTTTTGATAGTATTTCGGATCAGTTTACTGGCATAAAATCTGACTTTGTTTTACAATCAGAAGGATCTAATGTTTCAGGTCTTACCACTGATGGAGCTATAGTTCTTGTTAATGATGTATTCCAAACCATTAAAGTAACTAATAGTCTTAATGATTATTTCTTAGAAGAAGATTCTGCAGTTGGAGTCACAACTATTCTGTTTACTGGTACTGGAAGTTCTGTTTCTGGATCACCTGATGTTGGAACTTTACCAATGGGTGGTGTAATTGTCTCTGTTGGATCTAGTGAAGGTTTTGGATATCAACCTTTAGTTGCAGCAGGTGGTACTGTTACAGTATCTGCTGGAGGAACTGTTAAATCTATTAGTATTGGTAATACTGGATCTGGTTATAGGGCAGGTATTCAAACAGTTAATGTTGGTATACAAACTCTAAGTCGTGTTGGTACAAATGTAATTGGAATAGGAACAGCACAGATTACTACTGGAAATATTACAGGAATTGCTATTACTAATACAGATCATCTTTTCTATTCACCTAGAAAGATAGCAAATGTTGGATATACTTCAGTAACTGGATTAACTACAGTCACTACACAAACTATTCATAATTTAAATGTTGGAGATGAAGTAAAATTATCAGGAATTGCCTTTACATGTGATTACTCCCCAGCTCTCGGAATTGCTACCGTAGGTTATGGAACAGCAACTGGTATTATGACTGTCACCACAGTTGGTGCTCATGGATTCTCAACCACTGGTCAGAAGAGTGTTGTAATCTTTAGTGGATTAGGATTTACATGTGCTCTTGATAATGGATCAAGTATTCATTATTATCCAAGAGGTGAGGATAGAGCATATAATACTTCAATTTCAATTGTTGGTACATCTAATACTACAATAACAATTGATGTTGGATACTCTGGTGTAAGTGATCAATCCACCCATCAATTCGTAAGTGCATCAGATAATGCTGTAATTAGTGGAGGAGACTATGATCATAGATTTGTAAGTATTAGTGGTGGTGCTATTACTGAGGTATCTTCTGGATTAGGATATACTCCAACAAATGCTACTTATGATGGTCCAAGTGGTATAGTAACATTTACACTAGCATCGCATGGACTTACTACTTCAAACTATGTTTCTGTTGCTCAAAGTAGTTTAGTCTTTAGATGTTCTATGGATGATTATTCATCATTACATCCATATCCTCGTGCAACTGATCCTATTGTTGGTTATGGAAGCACTGCAATCACTGCTGCTACTACAAATACATTCTCTATTAATGTGGGTGTATCAACAATAGTTAATTACAATATTTCTACTGCTGTATACAGTGCTTCATCTGGAATTCTAACGATGACACTTGGTAGTGGTGGTGCTTTACATGGTCTAACAACTGGAACCAGTATAAAACTTTCTACAGAGTCTCTATCATTTAGATGTTCTAAAGACAGTTATGCTTCTGTCCATAAGTATCCAAGAAAACCAGATCCTTACTATACAGGAACTAATGTTACTGCTGTTAATAGCACTACCCAATTTGAGGTTAATGTTGGCATATCAACAGTTCTTAGTCATTATGTTGGATTTGGTTCGGTTCAATCTGCAATTATAGCTCCTAGAGTAAGTAATAATTCTGCAAGTCAGTTTGATACTGCTATCAAGGGAAGTGAAATTTTACGTGTAGTTGATAGTAAGACATTTGAAACTAATACTGGTATATCAACTAGACATCACATTTATGCTAGAGGTGGAGTTGTTAATGGATATAATGAAGTAGTAATTGATGATCCATTATCATATTCTGGTATTGCTTTAACTTATACTTCTTCTTCTAGTGGAATTGGAACAGGAGCTAAGGCAGATGTAGTGGTTGGTCAAGGATCTAGTATAATTACATTTACTATTACTAATACAGGAAGTGGATATGGTAATGGGCAAAGATTAACATTCCCTATTGGAGGAACAACTGGTATCCCAACAGATCCAAGTCAGACCTTTACTGAATCTTATATTGAAATTGAAAAAGTATTTAATGATGAATTTACTGGTTGGTCTCTTGGTCAATTACAAGTTGTTGATAATGTTGAGAGATATATTGATGGAAGCACAGTTGATTTCCCTCTAACTGTTAATGGAGATACTCTTTCAATTAAAGCTAAAAGAGGATCTAAGATTGTTGAGCAAGAATTATTATTAGTCTTTGTTAATAACATTCCTCAAGTTCCTGGAATAGGTTATGAGTTTCCTGGTGGAAGTGTAATAACCTTTACTGAAGCACCTAAAACAGGTGATACAATACAGATTCTCTTCTATAAGGGAACAGGAGATCAGGATGTTGTTGATAGGGAAGTTGCCGAACCAGTTCAACCTGGTGATGAATTGACGATTGATCGTTTCTCTACACAAGCAAGTTGGTTGGAAGAAACTGAAAGAGTTCCTCTTAGTATTGATGGTACAGATAGAGTATCAACTGATCCTTATTATGGACCAGGAAATACTGAAGATGCTAATTTGAAGAGACCTATCACATTATGCAGACAAACTGAAGATAAAATTATTAATGAAATAGAAATAGGAAAAGATAGGGAAATTTATGAACCTGTCATTAATCCATATTCTTATATGATTAAATCTGTAGGAATAGGATCAACCATAGTTTATGTTGAAAGATTAAGACCTTTCTTTGATCCATATGATGAAGTTAATGAAGTTTCACCTACTGCTTCAGATTTCTCATTCCAAAAGAAAGTTAAATTTATTTCTCAAGAGAATAAGACTGGTGCTGCTGGCACTGCTTTAGTTTCAGCTGCTGGAACTATTACTTCAGTTATTATTTCTGATGGAGGAGTTGGATATAGTACTGCTACGGTAAGTTTTGCAAGTACATCTATTGGAGATACAGAAGTTGGTGTAGTCACAACATCTACAAGAGCATTTGGAACTCCTATAATTAGTGCCGCAGGAACTATTACTGGAATTGCAATTACAAGTGTTGGTGCTGGATATACTTCATCTAATCCACCAATGGTTCTTATAAGTCCTCCAACATGGTCTGAAGAGGAAAATAAAATTGATACTTATCAAGGTGATTCTGGAATTATTGTTGGATTTGGTACTACAACAACATCTGGAATAGGAACTCAATTAATATTTGATTTGTTTATTCCTCTTACCTCTGATTTAAGAGATTCTAATATTACTGGAACTGCAGTAACTATTAGTGGAATTAATACTGGTGATTTCTTCGTTGTTTCAAATTCAACAGTTGGATCATCTAGCACTTCTATGACTTCTACCGATAATGGTGGAGGAACAATAGGAATTGGAACTCAATTTGTTGATAATGTTTATGTGGTTAATAAGTATGAAATAGTTCAATCTGCTACGGGTGTTGGTACTACAGGTGTGGGGATAGGCACAACTCATCTTAATAGAGTATTTGTTAATATATCAAATAAATTCTCTTGGGATGGTGATTGGCCAAGTTTCAGTGGAACTGGTATCCATACTGGTAATTATTTTGGTGATTATAGTTGGGGTAAGATTAGTTTAGGATCAAGATCAGAAAGTTCTGCTTACTCAGCTTATACTAGCAAAGGTGTTGGTGGAATTTCCACTGGAGCAATTGTTAGAAGATCTAAAGCTTTAAAATTTAAAAATTTTAAAACCTCAAGTTAATCCTTAATAAATAAAGAAAAAATCTCTGTCCAAATGTCCGCTATTATAACTGACCAGATTAGAATATTAAATGCCAAGAATTTTGTTGCTGGAGTAACTTCTACTACAAACTCATATTATTCATTTATTGGATTGACTAATCCTACGGATATTCAATCTGACTGGGATACCACCCCACCATCTCCTAAAGATAGTTTTTCTGAAGAAAATGGCTATTGGGATACTATGGTTGCTTTGAAAAAAATTGCATCTGGAGATGCAAGGCAAGTTGTTAAAAAAAGAGTTTGGTCTTCAGGTACTACTTATGACATGTATAAGGGTAATTACAGTAGAACCAATACTGCCCCTGTTTCTGGTGCAACTAATTTATATTCTGCTTCTTATTATGTTATAAACAGTGATTATAGAGTTTATGAGTGTTTACAGAATGGTATAGATCCTGATAATCCAAGTGGAAGACCTTCTTTAGATGAACCAACATTTACTGATTTAGAACCAAGAAGTGCTGGTAGTAGTGGAGATAATTATCTATGGAAATATCTTTTTACAATTAAACCCTCAGATATTGTAAAATTTGATTCTACTGATTATATACCAGTTCCTACTGATTGGAGCACTAACACTGATGATGCAGCAGTAAGAGATAATTCTGTAGATGGGTCAATAAAAATTGTACTTGTCACTGATAGGGGTGAAGGTATAGGTCCATCAGGAGGAGCAGAGTATACTAAAGTTCCAATTAAAGGTGATGGATCAGGAGCTGAATGTACTATCACAACAACTAATGATCAACAAATTGACACCATAACCGTATCTAAGCAAGGGAATGGATATACTTATGGTAATGTTGATTTGGATGCAGGTGGAGTGCCTACTGGAACTACCATACCTACTTTTGAAGTTATCATTCCACCACAAGGTGGACATGGATCAAACATTTATAGGGAATTGGGAGCCTATCAAGTTCTTTTATATTCTAGGATTGAAAATGATAATGAGAACCCAGATTTTATAACTGGTAATCAAATTGCAAGGGTAGGTGTTGTATGCAATCCACAGCAATATAATTCTACTTCTCTTTTAAGTGCTGATAAAGCAAGTGCAGTAAATGCTTTAAGATTAACAGGAACTGGATATAGTTCTGCAACATTTACTGCCGATTCCTTTGTCACACAAACAATTGCTACTGGTTCTACTGCTGTTGGAAGGGTTGTAAGTTATGATTCTACTACAGGGGTATTAAAATACCAACAAGATAGAACTCTTGCTGGATTTAATACAGTTGGAACTGCATTAACAAATCCTACATATGGATATAATTTAAATGCATTTACTGCTTCTCCTGCAAGTGGAGGAAGTGTAGAAATTGTTCCATCTTCAGGATCAACTTTAGAAATTGACACCAATTTTAGTGGTCTATCAACATCAATAAATAATAAGACATATTATCTTGGCCAAACTTTTAGTGATGGTATTGCTAATCCAGAGGTTAAAAAATACTCAGGAAACATTATTTTTGTTGATAATAGACCATCTATTAATAGATCAGCCAACCAAAAAGAAGATATCAAAATAGTATTGCAGTTTTAAACGATGCCACAACAAACGAATTTAAACGTAGCTCCATATTTTGATGATTTTAACTCGTCTAATGATTTTTATCGAGTTTTATTTAAACCTGGATATCCAGTACAAGCTCGAGAATTAACAACTCTTCAATCGATATTACAAAATCAGGTTGAAAAATTTGGACAACACTTCTTTAAAGAAGGAGCTAAAATAATTCCAGGAAATACTACATATAATTCTTTTTATTATGGAGTTCAAATAAACAATAATTATCAAGGAGTACCTGTATCTGCATATGTAGATCAGTTGATTGGTACAAAAATCACAGGACAAACTTCTGGTATATCTGCAGTTGTAGATAAAGTTTTATTATCTGAAGATTCGGAAAATGATCAACTTACACTTTACATTGGTTATTTAAATTCAAATACATCAAATAATTCTACTTTAACATTTTCTGATGGAGAAGAATTAAAATGTTCACAAAATATTACTTCTGGATTATTAGGAAATACTGTAATTTCTGCTGGAGCTCCATTTGCGACTACTATCTCTAATAATGCAGCAATAACTGGTTCTGCTTTTAGTATTCAAGAAGGTATATATTTTGTTCGTGGTCAATTTTGTAATGTAAATACAGAAACTCTTCTACTTGATCAATATTCAACTATTCCTTCATATAGGGTTGGTCTATTTGTAAATGAAGAAATAATCAATTCTGATATAGATCAAACATTAAATGATAATTCTCAGGGATACAATAATTACTCCGCTCCAGGTGCTGATAGATTAAAATTATCTTTAAGTTTATTTAAAAAATCATTAGACGATTTTGATGATACAAGTTTTGTAGAGTTATCTACAATAAATGAAGGAGTTATTAGATCTCAAAAATCTACAAAAGGTTCAAGTATATCTCGTGGTGCAGGTTCAGTTACTGCAAGTGGAGGTGGTGGAGCAAGTCCATATTCAGAGAATTTTGATTTAACAGATACTTTAGCTAGAAGAACTTTTGATGAAAGTGGTAATTATGATATTAAACCTTTTGATATTACCGTAATCAATTCTTTAGATAATAAAGTTGGTAATGGTGGTCTATTAAATGCAGGGCAATTTACTCCTTCTGGAGAAACCGCATCAGAAGATGTAATGCTTTATAAAGTTTCTCCAGGTAAAGCATATGTAAAAGGATATGAAATTGAAACTATAGATCCCATATTTATTGATGCTGACAAACCGAGGAATGTAAAAAGTTTAGAAAATCAAGCAATAATTTATAATACTGGTCCTACTTTTAAAGTAAATAACGTATATAGAACTCCCACTATAGGTATTGGTAGTACATATGTTCTAAGTTTACGTGACCAAAGAGTTGGTTTAAATTCAGAAACTGCTCCTGGTAGTGAAATTGGTCTTGCTAGAGTTTATGATTTTAGACTTGAATCTGGATCTTATGAAAATTCTAATAAAAATAAGAATCAATGGGATCTTTCTTTATATGATGTAACTCCTTTTACTAATATATCTTTAAATCAATCACTTACTCAATCGGTTCCAGCTCACATTGAAGGTAAAAATAGTGGTGCTAAAGGATTTCTTCATAGTGCAGTATCTAATGGAACAGCATTAACTGTCTATAATAGCACTGGTACTTTTCTTAAAAATGAGCAACTTATTATTAATGGTATTAATAATGGAAGAATTGCTACAGCAATTACTGCACATACAATATCAGATGTAAGATCGATATATGGTACTGATGATGGAACATCTGGTATCAATACTTTTAGTGCAAACATAATTCCTTCCACTTTATTTGATGTTGGTGTAGGAACTGTTGGTAAAGATGCTGGAGATCAAACAAAAATTCAAAGTAGTAATCCTGATTTTCCAGGAATTACTACAGTAGGAAATCTTCTTCAATGGAGTGATCTTGGTATATCTAATGATCCAATTTTAGCTAGAGTCACTAGTGTATCATCTGACCATGTTACTGTGGTTGGTGTTCAAACTGTATCTGGAATATGTAATGGTGGATTACCCACCACTGCATCTGGTATCACTAGTGTTAGCCCTTTCTTAAATGTTAGTGATTTAAAAGTATTATCAACAGAATTAGATTCGTCTAGCGATAATACATTATATACACCACTTTCACAACAAAATGTTTCTTCACTTGATTTGAGTAATTCTTCTGTTATTATTAGAAAAACATTTACGGTTAATATTAGTGGTAATCAATTAGAAACTCCTGTTCCTACTTTAGGATCTGATGAGTCTTTCCAACCATTTACAGCTAAAAGATATTCTTTAATAGGTGCTGATGGAATAACTCATGAGTTAACAGCAGATCAGTTTGATTTTGGATCTGGAAATACTTGCCAAATTCGTGGATTAATTGATCCTATTGCTTCTAATAAAGGAGCAACTCTTGTTGTATCAATTAAAAAATCAAAACCAAAGTCAAAGGAAAAAATAAGAAACAGAGTTAAGTCCATAACAGTTGATAAGAGTATATTAGTTGGATCTGGTATAGGTACTACTACTCTTAATAATGGTTTAACACATGGTGATTATCCATATGGAACGAGAGTAGAAGATAAAATTATTTCATTAAATGTTCCTGATGTTATATCTGTTCATGGTATATTTGAATCATCAGATACTTCTGCTGCTTCTGCACCACGAGCAACTCTATCTTCGATTGTAACAGAATCAACAACGACAAGTGGATTAATTATTGGAGAAGAACTAGTTGGTCAAACTAGCAATGCTGTTGCAATTGTTGCTGAAAGAATAGATGATTCTACTATTAGTTTCATTTATAAAAATGATGATATTTTTGAAGAGGGTGAAACTCTTAATTTTAAAGAATCTGGAGCTATTGCTGTAATTACAACACTTAATGAAGTTAGTTTTGATATATCACCAAATTATAGTTGGGTGGATGGTCAAGAAGGAACTTTTTATAATTATTCAAGTATTGAAAGAAATCCAAATTCCGATTCTCCTGCAAAACAAATAAAAATATATTATATGAGTGGATCTTATGATTCTAATGATAATGGAGATATTGTGACTATTAATTCTTATGATCAATTTGATTATTCAACTGAATTAACAACTATTGATGGTAATAGTCAGTCTGATATTATTGATATAAGACCAAGAGTTAATACAATTGCTTCTGTCTCTGAGGGGGATAGATCTCCTTTAGAATTTCTTGGAAGAAGTTTTACTGCATCAGGAAATTCTGTTCCAAATATTTTAGCATCTGATGAAACTATTTTAGTAGATTTTTCTTTCTATCTTGGAAGAATTGATAGAATTTTCTTAGATAAAGATGGAAATTTTCAAGTTAAGTATGGTGATTCTTCTTTAGATCCTCAACCACCTGTTCCAGTTGATGATGCAATAGAAATAGCTAAAGTCACTTTACCACCTTATTTGTATAATGTTTCTCAAGCATCTTTAGAGTTCTTAAATCATAAGAGATTTAGGATGGTCGATATTAAGAATCTTGAAAATAGAATTAAGAATCTTGAATATTACACCACTCTTTCTCTATTAGAGACTAATACAGCAAACATGTTTGTTGCTGATGCTGATGGATTGAATAGATTTAAGTCAGGATTTTTTGTAGATAACTTTAGTTCTTTTAAAACTCAAGATAGTAGTAATTCTATTAACAATAGTATAGACCGAGAAAATGGGGAATTGCGTCCTAGTCATTTCACTACTTCCACTGATTTAATATTTGGACCAGTAGTAGGAAATGATCCAACTGATGATCTTAATTTCCGATTAATTGATGGAGTTAATGTAAGAAAGAAAAGTGATATTATAACTTTAGATTATTCTGAAGTAGAGTGGTTAAAACAATCATTTGCTACTAGAACTGAAAGTGTCACACCTTTTATGATTAGTTTCTGGCAAGGAACTATGGAGTTGACTCCTGCTACTGATACATGGATTGATACTAGAAGAATTCAAGCTAAAATTATTGAAACTGAAGGAAACTTTAGTCAAACAATTAATGCATTAAATCGAGCTGGTCAAAATGTTGATCCACAGACAGGAATGGCTCCTGTTGTGTGGAATGCATGGCAGACTAATTGGTCTGGGCAAACATTCACTAGGATGGTTGGTCCTGTGAGTGAAACCAGATCGATGACATCGAACGATAATTTTTGGAGAGGGAGAAATTTAGTCAACATTCGAGAATTTAGAACTGTACGTCAACAAACAAGAGAGACATTCCAAACTGGTGTTTCTACTAGATCAGGTACTCAGACACTTGTTAGAGAAGTATTTAATAGAGTTTCTCAAGGTGATAGAGTAGTAAGTAGAGATCTTGTATCCTTTATGAGATCTAGAAATATTGAATTTGTTGCTAAAAAAGTAAAACCATTAACCAAACTTTATGCTTTCTTTGATGGTAAGGATGTTACGAAATACTGTGTACCAAAACTTATTCAAATAAGTATGACATCTGGTGCTTTCCAAGTAGGGGAAAGGGTAATAGGTGCAATGAATAAAACTGGACTACAACAACCAAATTCTAGTGGACTTGTAAGAATACCTTCCTCATCACCTTCTATAAGATTTAGAGTTGCTCAATCAAATCATAAGGAAGGTCCATACAATCTTCCTACTAAGGTTTATGCAGAAAATCCTTATAATTACCAATCTTTATCAGCATCTTATTCTTCAACATCAACTGTTTTAAATGTAGATACATTTTCATTAGCTAGTGAAGCACAGGGTCGATATTTTGGATATATTCAAAATGGTATGATATTAAGGGGTGAAAATAGTGGTGCAATTGCTACTATTACTGATGTTAAACTTCTTTCTGATATAGGGGCAACATGTATTGGATCTTTATTCCTCCCAGTTCCAGATCAATTCCACCCAAGATTTGAAACAGGAACAAAACTTCTTACATTAACAAATGATTCTGAAAATAGTGAAGATGAGGCTACAACAATAGCTAATGAATCATTTACTGCTTCTGGCACTATCGAAACTGTTCAAGAGAATATTCTTTCTGTTAGAAATGCAAGAATTGAGAGAAGAACTACTTCTCAAAGGAGAACTGATGCTGAGAGAACAGTTGGAACTGAAGTTATTACAACTAGTTTTGCATCAGGAAGAAGTGAAAGGGTTATAGCAAGGAGGAACCCTCCTAGAAGGAGATGGGGAGATCCATTAGCACAATCATTCCAAGTAGAAGATGTTGGTGGTATATTCCTAACTAAAGTAGATCTCTTCTTTAGAACTAGAGATGATATGGATATACCTGTGTTAATCCAAATTAGACCTATGACAGATGGACTTCCATCAGAAAGTGTTGTTCCATTATCTGAAGTTGTCTTAGATCCAAATCAAGTTAACATATCTGCTGATGGTTCTATAGCAACCACAATTTCATTTAAAGCACCAGTTTATTTGGAAGGTGGAAATACTGATTATTGTGTGGTTATAGCATCTGATTCGACTAAGTATAGTGTTTATATTTCAAGAGTTGGTGAGACTGATCTATTAACTGATTCATACATTTCAAATCAACCCTATCTAGGATCTCTGTTTAAGTCTCAAAATGCTTCTACATGGGAACCAAGTCAGTGGGAAGATCTTAAATTTACTCTTTATAGAGCAGAGTTTGAGAGCACTGGTACTGTTGAATTATTCAGTCCAGAATTAAGTGAAGGAAATAATCAAATTGCAGTTCTTCAACCAGATTCTATTGAACTAAGTTCTAGAAAAATAAGAGTTGGTCTTGGAACTACTGTTGGTGATAGTTATGAAATGGGTAATAGATTTGATCAGATGGGAACATTAGCATCAGGAAATCTTGTTGGTGCTGGTGGTTCTGCTGGTGGAATAAACATCACTGCTGCTGGTATTGGTTATACTCCTATTGATGGTAATTATACCTTTAGTAGTGTGAATCTAGTCACAATTACTGGTACTGGAAGAGGAGCAGTTGCTGATATTTACGTTAACAATGGAGTTGCAGCTGCTGCTACAATTACTTCTGGTGGAACAGGTTATTCTGTAGGTGATGTTCTTGGTATTACTACTATTGGTCTTTCTACTGGTGGATCTTCTGGTACTGTTGGAAGAAATGCTAGATTTAGTATCACTGGTATTGGAATGACTAATGAATTGACCTTTGATAATGTTCAAGGCGAATTTGTTGTAGGAACTGCAAATACTTTATTCTACACAAATAGTTCTGGAATTAGAACAGAATTAAATTGGAGAAATAGTACAGGTGGAGATGTTCAAATATCTTCTATAGATGTTGAATCTGATGGTTTACATATGAAAGTAAATCATAAAAATCATGGAATGTATTCTACCGAAAATAGAGTTAAAATATCCAATGCACAAACAGATATTAAACCAGGAAAACTTTCTATTGCGTTAGAAACAGGTAATCAGAATTCCTTTAGTGTTTCTGATGGATCAATTTATGAAAACTTTGAAGGTGTGGGTGTTGGCACTACTAATAGAGGTTATGTAAAAATTGGAAATGAGATTATAGAATATAATAATGTAAATGGTAATGTAATTACTATTTCTGAGAGAGGAAGTGATTCTATAAATTATAGTGTTGGAACACCTGTTTATAAGTATGAACTTGGTGGAGTAAGTTTAAAGAGAATAAACACAACTCACGGCATATCAACTTCAACTGCTACTTCACCCACTGGATCAATTTCTTTTGATTCTTATAATATTAAATTGGGTATGACAGGAATTGGAACTATTAATGATGATAGAAGTAATGATGTTGGGTATCCTAAATTGTATTTAAATTCTACTAAATCTGCTGGTGGGTATGAAATTAATGCAACACAGAATATTCCTTTTGAAATTATAACACCTTTAGTTCAAAATATTACTGTCACGGGAACAACTCTTGGGGCTGCAGTAAGAACCGTTTCTGGTTCTAGTATAAGTGGATCTGAAATTCCATTTATTGATGAGGGATATGAATCTATTACTTTGAATGAATCAAATTATCTTGATAGCACTAGAGCAATCTATTCAAAGGTTAATGAGGATGAAAAATTAGATCAACTTGAAGGTAATAAGTCTCTTCAAATGAGATTGACTTTAGCAACAGTAAACTCCAAAGTAAGTCCAGTAATTGATGGTCAAAGAATGAGCACAATTTTGACTAATAATAGGGTTAATGATGTAGTTAGTAATTATGCTACAGATAATAGAGTTAAAACTATTGTCGATGATCCAACTGCTGCTCAATACGTTTCTAAAGAGATTCAATTGGAAAACGGATCATCATCAATTAAAATAGTATTGAATGCTCATGTGAATGTTGATGCTGATATTAGAGCATTCTATTCAATTGGAAATAAAACTGGATTTGATCCTATATTTACACCTTTCCCTGGATTTGATAATTTAGATAGTAGAGGTAAAATGATTGCTATTCAAGATAGTAATGGTCAATCCGATTCCTTTGTTCCAAAATCAAATGATAATGAATTTGGTAATAATGCTATATTTAAAGAATATACATTTACTGCTGATCAATTACCAACCTTTAGAAATTATAGAATCAAATTACTCTTAACATCTAAAAATCAAGTTTATGTTCCTAGAGTAAAAGATCTAAGAGTAATGGCATTAGCATAAAAATGGAACATTACAATATTGAAGGTCATCATGATCTTGCTAGAGATCCAAAAACAGGATCAGTTGTTAATGTAAATTCTCTGGATTATCAACATTATGTTTCATCTCGTAATGCAAAACAAACAAAAAATGAAAAAGTTGAATCTATGGAAAAAGATCTTGCTAATTTAAAAGGCGAAATTGGTGAAATTAAATCTCTATTAAAGGAACTGGTAAATGGCAAGTAAAAATTTAACATTTGATCCATCAGCAGGTGTTCCATACGCTGCTAATCTAACCATTTATACTGGTACAGATTTCAAAACTACTTTTACAGTAGTTGATACTTCTGATGTTGCTTTTGATTTCCAAGGATTAACTACAACATCTGTTTGGTCAGGATCTGCTCAAATGCAGAAAAGTGCTGGTGTAGCAGCAACGACTGTAGCAGCAGGAACCTTTAGTGTAGGGTTTACAAGTGCTGGTGGTGGTATATTTGATATCTCTATGGGATCTACCGCAACATCAAGTCTTTCAGAAGGAAGATATGAATATAATGTTTTAGTAAGTTCAGGAGCATCAATCTATAATATAGTAAATGGAAATATTTTAGTTTATACTGGCATAGCTTCAGCACCATAAATATATTCAGGGGTAATTGTATACATGGCATCTCCATCAAATAGAACAGAATTTGTAAACTATTGCAAAAGGCAACTGGGTGCTCCAGTGCTGGAAATTAATATTGCTGATGAGCAAGTTGAAGACGTAATAGATGATGCAGTTCAATACTTTCAAGAAAGACATTTTGATGGTGTTGCACAAGCATATCTTAAATATAAGATAACTCAAGATGATATTGATCGGGGCAGAGCTTCGATGGAAACTAATAAAAAACAAACTGGAATAACAACTACAACAGCAACTGCTGATATTGCTGGAACAGAAACAACTTTTAGTTATTATGAAAATAGTAATTTTTTACAAATTCCTCCTGCAGTTATTGGTGTAACTAAGATATACCATTTTGATGGCACTAACACTATGACAAATAATATGTTTAGTGTTAAATATCAGATGTTCTTGAATGATATTTACTATTGGGGTGCAACTGAATTATTAACCTATGCGATGACTAAGACATATCTTGAAGATATTAATTTTTTATTGACAACAGAGAAGCAAATAAGATTTAATAAAAGAATGGATAGATTATATCTTGATATTGATTGGGGTAGTGTATCAAAAGATGATTACTTGGTTATTGATTGTTTTAGACAATTAGATCCTAATGATTATGGAAGAGTATGGAATGATTCATTCTTGAAGAAATATGCTACTGCTCTTATGAAAAGACAGTGGGGTCAAAATTTACTTAAGTTCCAAGGTGTTAAATTACCTGGTGGAGTAGAATTGAATGGCAGACAAATCTATGATGATGCAGAAAAAGATTTAGAAATCATCAGAGAACAGATGTCTAATACTTACGAACTTCCTCCACTTGATATGATAGGATAATGGCACTTAATCCATTCTTTCAACAAGGTGCAAGATCTGAACAGAATTTAGTTCAGGATTTAATCAACGAACAGTTGAGGATGTATGGTGTTGAGATACATTATCTTCCTAGAAAATATATGGAAGAAAAAACTGTAATAAGAGAGGTAGTTAAATCTAAGTTTGATGATTCATATCCATTAGAAGCATATATTGATAACTTTGATGGTTATGCAGATAACCCTACTCTTCTATCAAAATTTGGTATTGAACAAACGAATGAAGTGACTCTTGTTATTTCTAGAGAAAGATGGGAAACATATATTCAACCATTACTTAAAAACGAATCTAATGTAAAGTTAACTACCCGTCCTAAAGAAGGGGATTTAGTTTATTTTCCATTAGGTGATCGTTTATTTGAAATCAAGTATGTAGAGCACGAGAAACCATTCTATCAACTTCAGAAGACTTATGTATATACTCTGAAGTGTGAGCTCTTCCGTTATGAGGATGAGATTATTGATACTGGAGTTTCTGAAATTGATGATGTTCTTACTGGTGATGAATCAGATGGATTAGCAGAAGATGGTAGCACATCTACAATTCTTGGATACTCTCAAACTCTCACTCTTGTAGGCACTGGAGCAACTGCTACTGCTGAAATTGGATTCAATACTGAAGGATCTATTAGGTTAATTAGTCTCAGTAATAGGGGTGGTGGATATACTGCTATTCCAACTATTGGAGTCAGTTCTGCACCTACAGGAGGAGTTACTGGTATTCTTACTGCTACGATGATTAGTGGTATTAATGTATGTAATTTAAATATTAGTGATAATCAAAAATCTGTTCAACAGGTTGTTATTACAAATCCAGGTGCTGGATATACTCTTGCACCCACACTCCAAGTAACTGGTGGAGGGGGTTCAGGTGCTGCTGGAACCGTCTTTATAGGTGATGGGGCAGTTGGTATCGTCACACTTACTGACGCAGGTTCTGGGTACACTACAGCACCTACTGTAACTATTACTGCACCTGTTGGAGCAGGAAATACACAGGCAACTGCTGAAGCAGTCGTAAGTTCTGCTGGAACCATTACTGCTATTAATATTACAAATGCTGGTGCTGGATATACTTCAAGTCCAACAATTACTATTGGTAATCCTTCACTTGATAATAGTGGCAACTTCAAGTTTAACGAAGTTGTTACTGGATCTATTACGGGTGTGACAGGAAGAGTAAGAACATGGAGTGCTACTACAAACATTCTAGAGGTAGCAAATGTATCTGGAATGTTTAGTATTGGAGAGGATATAACTGGTAGCACTTCTGGTGCTGTTCATGCATTAAGGGTAGTTAGTGAAGATCCTCCAGAGGATGGATATGCCGATAATGTTAATATAGAATCTGCTGCAGATGATATTTTAGACTTTAGTGAACAGAACCCATTCGGAATTCCATAAATATAAGATACTAGGACTTTAAAAATGTTTGAATATTTTTATAACGAAATCTTGAGGAGAACCATTATTGGTTTTGGTACTCTATTCAATAGTATATCAATTAAACAAGATGGTTCACCATTGAGAGTCCCTCTTGCTTATGGACCTACTCAAAAGTTTTTAGCAAGATTAAATCAATCACCAGATCTTAATAAAGCAACATCTTTATCTTTGCCGAGGATGTCTTTTGAGTTTACTGGATTAACTTATGATCCATCTAGAAAAGTAACTACTACTCAGAAGATTGTAGTCCAGAATCCAGATTCAGATACTCCTGATGAGAAGAAAGTTTATATGCCAGTTCCATATAATATGCAATTTGAACTTGCTGTTATGTGTAAATTAAATGATGATGCATTACAAATAGTAGAACAGATATTACCATATTTCCAACCATCATATAACCTTACAGTAAACTTGGTAGGTTCTATAAAAGAGAAGAGAGATATTCCCATAGTTCTTGAAAATATTACTATGCAGGATGATTATGAAGGAGATTTTGAGTCTAGAAGAGTTCTTATGTATACTCTAAGATTCACTGCTAAGACATACCTCTTTGGTCCTGTTGCAGATGCTTCCAAGGATATCATTACCAAGTCTACAGTCAACTATCTTACTGGTACAGATACATCAAACGCACAACGCAATCTTACATACTCTGTTGTTCCTAGAGCAATTCAGAACTATGATGGAACAGTCCTTACTAACTTGGCAGAGGACATAACCAAAACACAAACTGTTATTGCACTTAATGATGTGACTAATGTTGATGCATCTTCTGGAACTACTAGTGTTTACTTGGATATTGGTGGTGAGGAAGTTTACGTTAAATCTAAGGATACTGATAGTAATAAGATTACTGTTAAGAGGGGTCAAGATGGTACAACCAAACTTGCTCATATAAGAGGCACTGAGGTTAAATCTATTACGTCTGCTGATAATGCATTAGTAGAGGAAGGAGATGACTTTGGATTTAGTGGAACTTCTACTTGGAATGGATAAATGAAAAACAATTTAGATGATGCTTTTAATATTACACCTACTGAAGTGGAAGTAGATCCCGTTGAAGTTAAAGAACCTGTAGGAATACAAAAACCAGATAGATTAACTAAAGGTGATATTGAAAAAGATTATGAGTATACTCGTGGTAATCTCTACAGCATCATAGAGAAGGGTCAGGAGGCAATTAATGGTATTCTTGAACTTGCACAGGATAGTGAGATGCCAAGGGCATATGAGGTCGCTGGACAGTTAATTAAGAGTGTTTCTGATGCAACTGATAAGTTGATGGATCTTCAGAAAAAAGTTAAAGATGTTAATGAAGATAGTCCTCAGAAAGGACCATCTACCGTTAATAATGCACTCTTTGTTGGTTCCACAGCAGAACTTGCAAAACTCTTAAAAAATGGAGCAAAGCAAGAAGATAAATAAACTTAATGGGAGAGAAATCCCAAAGTACTAGCTTACTAATAACATGCCTGACGATAAGTTGCCGTCCATAAATGATTTTTTAAACGAGGAGGATGAGAATAAATTACCTTCCGTAGAAGAATTTATTGCAAAAGAAGAATTAAACGAAGAAGATACAATAAGTATTGAAGATGCAAATGGTAACCCATTCTTAGAAGTTACTGATGTTGTAAAAGCTCCAGAATGGTCCGAATTAATTCGGATGGTTAATGATGTTAGAGAAAGTATTCCAGATATTCCAGAAGTTAGGTATTATGATGATGAATTAAAAAAACTTGAAGAACATATTGAGCAAGTAAAAGAAAGTATTCCAGAGATCCCAGAGATCCCCGAAGTTAAAGATTATGATAATACAGTAGATGAAATATGTGAACAGATAGATCTTTTAAGATCTTCTGTAAAAGATTTGCCTGAAATAAAATACTATGATGAACAAATTGATAGTATTGAAGATAAGGTAGATCTGATTCAACAAGAAATAACAAATCTACCTCAACCTAAGTACTATGAATCAGATTTACAATCTATAAAAGAAGAGATAGAAACATTAAAATCTGATTTTCCAAAATGGGTTTTTGAGGGTGATGGAATTCCTGATCTTACTTGGATTGGTCGCACGTTTAGTGTAATTGATGGTGATGTTAGTAAAGTACAAGATCAATTACAAACTATAAAAGATAGGATAAATTTTGAGACTAAGGAACTTTCTGAATCATTAGAAAAGAAAAATTTTGAAACTTCTGTTGATATTCAAAATGTAGCAGATGATTTAAAATCTTCAAATAAAGAATTAAAAGAAGATTTAGATAAAACAACTGAGAAAATATACAAGGAATTAAAAACTGCTGCTTTAAGAATTTGGGAACATCATAAAGAATCTAAAGATGATGATAGAAAATTAAGAAAACAAATTCTTGGTGAGTATAATATTTTAAAACAAAATGTTGATGAAAAAATAGAAGAATTTAATGATAAAAATATAGAATCACAGAATACAATCACAGATTCTTTGAGAGAATATTTTAATGAATTGAAAGAAGAAATAACAAATCTTCCTGAATATGATAATGATATTGTAGATATAAGAAAAACGGTATTTAATTTACAAGATAAGTCTAAAGATTATAGCACTAATATTGCTGAATTATATAAAATTATTGAGGATATTAAATCTGATCAGAAAGTATTAACTGAAAATGCAAAGTATGGTGATACTGATCCAGGAAGACCTGATACTCCAGATCCTAAACAAAAACAAGGGAATGATCCACTTACACCAACAGATCAAAAATTTGCAACATTAAAAGATTTAGCAGCAAACTATAGATTATTTGTTAATAGGGTTGAGCAACAATTATATACTATCGGTGGAGGTGGTGCTGGATTTATTAAGGATCTTGATGATGTCAATATTTCTGGATTGGGAAATGGTGATACATTAGTTTATAATGCATCAACTCAAAAATGGGATGCTGGTTCCACTGGTGCTGGTGGAACTTGGGCTAAGGGTTCAGCTGGAATTCATACCTTGGCAAATGTAGGTATTGGAACCACTGCAAGAGCAGATTGGCCTTTATATGTAAGCACAGGAAACACTCATGATAATGTAGCATATTTTGATGGTGTGGTTCATATTGGTGGTACTACTTTTAGTGAGAGTGTTAAAAATATTGAGTCTGTTGGTATTATTACTGGTATGGGTGACTTAGATATTCGCGGGAATGCGAGTATTCTAGGTGTTGCAACTATTGGTTCTAGTTCTGGAGTAGGAACCGTACATATTGGTATAGGAACTACTGCTCTTTTAGTTGATGGTAATGCAAGGATTACGGGTATCCTCACTGTTGGTAAATCATCTATTACTATTGATGGTGATAATAATCAGATTAATGTTGGTCTTGTTACTGTCTCAAATTCTACTATTGTAATTGGTGAAAATGTAACACTTGATGCATCTGCAACTGGTATTAACTCTGCACCAAATGTTTTATATGTTGCTAAAGATGGAGGTGATACAAATAATGGAACATCAATTGATAATGCGTTTTTAACAATTAAAGCAGCAGTTGGAGCTGCTTCTTCAGGAACTACAGTTAAAGTTCTTTCTGGAAAATATACAGAAGCAAATCCAATTTCAGTTCCTGCTTTTGTTTCTATCGTAGGAGACGACCAAAGAACAGTTGAGGTTACACCAAGCACAACAACTAGTGATCTTTTCCATGTAAGAAAAGCTGTTAAGTTAGCAAATATGACTTTTAAAGGTCATGTTGCTCCTGCTGCTGCTGTTGCATTCCCTACAGATGAGATTGCAGAAAACGTAGGTGGTGGAAAGTGGAAAGGTCCATATATTCAAAACTGTACTAGTGATACTACTACTGGTACTGGAGTTTATGTTGATGGTGATCAAGCAAGACTTCTTAGATCTATGAATGTTGATGCCTTTACTCAATATAATCAAGGTGGTATTGGTGTTGCTGTTACTAATGGAGGATTTGCCCAATTAGTTTCTTTATTCACTATTTGTAATGATCAAGCAGTTAGAGTTGATAAAGGTGGTCAAGCAGATATAGCAAATAGCAACTGTAGTTTTGGTACATATGGATTAGTTGCTAAAGGGGTTAGTGATCTTCAATATACGGGTTTTGTCACAACTGCAGGTGCTGTCTCTCAGGCTGAAGTTATAGTAAATGTGGATACCTTTGCTCCTGAAAAAACAATTAACAATTTTGTTTATGATAATAAAGTTGGTATTGCTACAATCACAACTACTGCTGCACATGACTTCCAAGTTGGTATGGGAGTGACTCTTGCTGGAATTGGACTAACATGTGAATTTGGATCTAAAATATATCCACATAAAAGACCTTATATTTTTACTGTTGATTCAATACCATCAACAACTTCATTTGTAGTTAACGTTGGTATTTCGACATTAACGCATACTTATGTTGGTTCAGGATCATCTGCTGGAACGGCAAAGATTGATGTTGATAGACCATATGATGGGCAGATGGTTTACTTTGATCAATTATATAAAGAAGTTAAAACTATTACAGTTGGTGCAGGAGGAACTGGATATACTTCAACTCCTGTAGTGACTGTTGAAGCACCTTCTGGTCCTAATGGAGAAACTGCAACGGCATTTGCGACAGTAGAAGATGAAGCAATTAAATCAATTACTATTATTAGTAGTGGAAGTCAGTATACAGAAACTCCTGATATAACAATTGGAGCACCAAATGTTGGTATTAATACTGCAACTGCAACTGCTAGTATGGATCCCCTTTATTATGTAATAAATAGTTCGACCGCTGTATCATCAGGAATAACTACATTAACACTTGCTACTAATTTACTTAATACAGTTGGAGTTGGTTCTACTGCATATTTCTCTCAACAAAGTAAAATTATTGCTAGTTCTCATACTTTTGAATATGTTGGGGCAGGTAATCTTATTACTGAAGCTACTCCTAAACGAGGAGGTGTTCTTAATCAAAAGAATGAAGTTATTACTGAAGATGGTGGTAAGGTTCTTTATACCAGTACAGACCAAGCAGGTAATTTTAGAATAGGTGATGATTTACAAATTGACCAAGAAACTGGTACAATTAGTGGAAGATCCTTTAGTAAGAGTTTGTTCTCAGAAATGACTCCGTTTATCCTAGCATTAAGTTAATATGGCACTCGCACTCAACAGATTTAAAACATATACTGCTACACTTACAACAAGTAGCGCAACGATATATACTGCACCAACAGGATATACTGGTATTATTTTATATGCACATATAACCAATTATGCTGCAGCAGCAACTACTGTCACTATGTCTCATGTGAGAAGTGGTACAACAACTCAAATTATTAAAGGAGCAAGTGTTCCTGTTGCTGATGCTTATATTCCTTTAGATGGAAAATTGGTTTTGGAAACAAGTGATTATGTTGTAGCTGAAGCTGGTGCAAATAGTACTTTAAAGATTCTTCTTTCAGTATTGGAGACAGCAAATGCCTAGACTTCTTAGCAACGTTAATAGTACAGGAGCAGTTGGTATTTCTAGTGATGGCACTAGTTTGGGTAATATGACTGATTTAAATTTTCAAAGTAATAGGGTGAAATTTGATGCAAATGCTGGTGTTGCTACTGTTTATACCGATCCTTTAACTGTTATAGGACTATAAATAAACATGTAGAGTCTGTCTTTTTAATGAAAAAATGTCCTACAGGTGAATATTATTGTAATCAGGATAAAAAATGCAAACCCATCCCAAGTGGTTATCACACCGCTCGTGGTGGATTTTTAGTCAGAGATGATTACAAAAAGAAGAATGGAAATGGAAACGGATCTAACGGTGCTGGAAACAGTAACGGAAATGGAAACGGGAATGGCAACGGCTCTAACGGCAACGGTGGCGGTAACGGTGGCGGAGTTAGTGAAGCCATTCGTCTTGCACCTAAGACAGGAAATATAATATCTGTTAATTTGGCATGGAGAGGAAACGACTACAATCTTAAAATGTT